ATTTGGGAATATTCGAGGGGGTCGAAGAAAAAGAGCCCGCCGGGGGTCTCAGTCGGTCGGGGTCGGCGGCTCAGGGTCGCCCTTGGGAAGTATGAAGCGACTCATGATGTTGTCCTTCCATCGCTCGTGCCTCTGCTCGGCCCTGGCTTTCACTGCCTCCTTGCTATGGCTCCGCTCTTCCTTATGTATCTTGGCGTGACAGGCATCGCAGACGCTCACAAGGTTCTCCCACATGAACGCCCACTTGCGCATCTCAGCCTTCGATGTCGATTCCTCGATAGGGTGGCGGTGATGCACCGCGTGGGCACTGGTGACGATACCCTCACGCTCGCACACCTCGCACAGCGGATTGGCACGTAGCTTCATGGTGCGTAACTCCTTCCACTCTCGACTGTTGTAGATGTCGGCTTTGTCCTTCGCCACCTTGGCACTCACACCTCTCCATTTTCGCTTCTTCACCATTCCCCTCCAATCGGTCTGAAGTCATTATTCTCTCTCAACCAGTTCGATGCATCTCTTGCGCTGCGCTCTTGCTCTTCGAGTTCTTCCTGTGTATGGACAGCCATGCGTGCGTCCATGTCATCGAACGCGAACAGCCCTTGCATATCTTCCACAGTCTTCTTCTGCCGTTGCTTCCGTGGCACATAATGCGGCTTGCGCCCGGCTGCGCTGCGGTCATTGTCGCTGAATAGTTCAGCGATGTCACTCTCATAGCTTCCAGTGCTGGCTTCATCGGCCAACTTCAGAAGACACTCGAACACCCTGGAACAGCCCAGCTTCACCATCTGCTGACGGAGCCAGAAGTAACTCTGTGGCAGTGCCGCCTCGATGATATGCTCTACAATATCCATCACATTCTCTGTCACCGTCCACTCTCCGTCGAACCAACCGCGCTGAGTCATGATGAGCTTTAAACCTGACTTTCCCTTAGTGTTCAGCAGGTAGATTGCACTCTCCACTTCTGGCCTTTGGTTAGGGTCGAGGAATGTTGTCGGCTCCTTCCATCCAGGCACCATTTGGAACAGTTGTATCATCTGAGCCATCTCGCTGCTCAGCTGGTGACGATCGTCGAACATGCGGATGGTTATCTCCGCCATCAGTTGGAACCACTGATACAGGTTGATGCCCTTCTTCTCCAATGCCCGCTCCAGTTCGCCCTTGCGCTCAGCCGCTATCTTTGTGGCTATGCTTTCATATTTATCTCTTGTCTTCATTATGTATGTAGATTAAAGCGTTCTATTAACATCTTCAATGCCTTATGTTCGCGCATTGTCTCGCTCAGTCCTTCATCGACTTTCTGCTTCTTGTCTGCCCCCATCATTCTCAGCACCACGTCGGCAATGTCGGCCTTATCTCCATCTTCGGGCATCCACCACTTCCGCACAGGCTCCGTGTTCATCACCATATTCTTATATCCGATGTCATCCATCAGCTTCTCCCACTCGTCGATGGCGTCGCGGTCTGGGTATAGCACGATGCGCCTTCCAGCCTCTATAATGGGCAGCAGCTTCTCACGCTTCAAATTCTGCTTTCCACCTGTTGCCATCCATATACCGTTGCCACATCCATACAGTACCGACATGATCACCGCTGTCTTCTCGCTCTCCACGATGTTCACCTGCCCATTTGTTTTTGGCAGCAGATGCATGCCGAACAGCGTCTGTACTTCATCCGTCTTCAGATCGTCATATTGCGGTAATCGTTCGTCCCTATATAGCGCGGCATGAACGAAGTCGAAATTCCATGGTGCCGACTTGTCACGATGCCCATCTGCTTTATACTTCATCATCTTACCCGTCCTCACCCTTCCTTGCTCATCTATCTGCCACCATATCGTATGCCCCTTCCTTGAGTGGCCTACATGGTAAGCCTTCAATACCTTCTCTATTCTTGCCTTCTGATCACCGCCAAGGTCAAGGTCTCTGAGCCAGTTGCAGAAGGGGTCAATCCACGTATGTTCCCGCGCCTTCACCATCGACATCGGCAGCACCAGCATCGGCAGCGGTGGTGGCGGCGTATGTGGCTTGCACGGCTTTGGCTTGAACTGTTCGGCACCTTCTACGTCAATGCCATACTTCCTGCCCAACCACCTCAGCGCATCTGGGTATGAGTACCTGGTTCCTGAGTAATTCATCAGGAAGTCAACGGGTCCTCCCTTCGCGCCGCAGCTGAAGCAGGTGTAGACGTTCTTGGTAGGATATACTGAGAAGTTGCCAAGGTGGCGGTCCTCGTGGAACGGGCACAGGCACTGGTAGCGTGAGCCTTTCTTCTTCAATGGCAGGAACTCACTTACCACATCGACTATGCCAGCAGCATCCTTGATGCGCTGGGCGGTCAGTTCGTCAATCATATTGGTGGATGTTTGATTAGTTGTTTTTTTCGGTGTGGCGCGCCCATCCGCGCCGGCATGCACTGGGAGCGAAAACAATGTACTATGCGCGTGTGCACGCGCGTCGCCCGCGTGGAACGGTAACCCTCCACACCCCTATATATCTTATATAGATATATAAGGGGGTGTGGGGGTACTGGGCTATGCGGAGGTTGTTGTTAGTTTTGTTCGTTAAAATGGAGCTTCTTCATTGCTGTTGTTCGGCTCGAACGGAATACTTTCAACGCGATCGTCAGGTAGTTCTTTTTTCAGACCTTTATAGTGGTATTTCTTTTTCTCATCTTTATAGATGATTCCAGATTCAAGGGCTGTATTGAATAGCCCTGCTATCTTTCGATTGCTTGTTACTCCCTTTGTTCTCAGGAATCGTTCGAGGTCGGTGTATGTTGTTCCGTATTGTGTCCAGTTGTATTGTTTGAAGTAGGTGTCAGCCTCTTCGTTTTCTCTGCGTTTTCTCTCATCTTCTGGGTCTTCTATCATCTCTCCCAGCTCAACAGGCTGTCCCCAGCCTCCGGCATTGGTAATGTATTGGAAATCCCAATCGGCTACGTCTCTGCCTCTCGCCTTCACTTGCTTCACCTGGAAGTAGATGTCGGGGCGGTCAATTCGTCGGTCGGTCGGCTTCAGATCTCCCTGCTTTATCTTCTTCACGGTGAAGATTTCCGCCACCTTTCGTTGTGCGATACTTCCGAGCGTTCCAACCAACTTGTCAACAAGCGGGTTTTCGTGCAACACGCTCCACAGGCTCGCATCATAATGCGTGGCAGCCATCATGCACTCCCTGACGATCGGCTGGCACTCCACTTGGTCGTTATAGTCCTTCACGATGTCGAGCAATCCGTCAAGGAAGATGTCGGTAGGCTGTACTATGTAGATTGCCTTCAATATCTTCCTCCATCTATCCTTCGCATCTTCTGTGTCACGGAGACGTAGGATGACGAACTGCTCCTGCGGCTTTGTATAGTCGAGTCCTGCCAACGAGCATACGCGGTTCTTCACAGCAATGGTGTCGTCCTTTCCCTGCTCTGTGTCGATGTATAATACAATCGGCTTCGGGCGTTCTTCCAACACATATTCGGTATTCCCAAACTTCCCGCATAGGATGGCCGCCATCAGCTGACTCATCAGTCCCGTCTTGCCGTTTCCTGGCTTGCCCGTGATGATGTGCAATTCCCCCACATTGGCGAATGGCACTCCCAATCTGGACAGCGTATATCTCGGCGGTCTATACGGCTCCTCAAAGTCGAGGAAGTCATCGTCGATGTCTATGCCGAACCACTTCTCCCCTTGTAAGAACTCGGGTATCTCCGTCAGCTGCGGTGGTTGACTGTTGTTGTTATTCTCTTCATTCATAGTTCGTCTTTCTTTTTGCCCCACAGATTCCTCAGAAATTGGAGCCGTCCATTCCTAATACATGCCTCTCTCCTGTATTGCTTATTTTTCCGTATTCCGTAAAACCATGCCCAAAACTTCACCTCCTGTTCAGAAAGCATGAACTCCTCCGCCACATCTGCCGTCTCAGTGAACGGGTAGATAGCCATCATCGTGGCGAACAGATGCAACCGCTCTTCCATGTAGTCATACCGACGCGTTGAACCGTCCCATCCAAGCAGCTTCTTGAACTTGGGCATATATAGCGGCAGTCTCATCTCATTGATTATGGTTATAGGACCCCTCTGCGTTAGTGGCTTGGGAACACGCATTGTCATGTATAGTTTTTACTACACTTTGCGATTTGCGATTGAATTTCAATCGCATAATCGCAAATCCAAAATGGCCGCATTAGTCCTTTTGTCACGCTGGTGCTCGGCTCCTCTCGCGTTTCTTGTCCGCGTTCATCAGCTTGGCTCCCATAGGCTGCTGACTACGATGCCTGTCGGCTTGCGCTACTTCCCAGTTAAGATAGACCTGTAGTTAGTCGTCAACAGCTTGCGCCGCCTGGTACCCTTCTTTATAACGTCCTGGGGGTTGCGTCCGGCCTCCTTCTTCGGTGGTGGCTTTCCCGTTTTGTGGGAGTGTGTGGAATCGAACCGCAGCTCAGGCCAAATCTTACGATGCTGGTTGCTCCTTTTACCAGTCTTTCACTCCCTGCCAGCCTTTCGGCTTCCATCAAATTTCAACTTCTTTTTGGCATATATTCAACTAAAATGGCAAATCGTCGTTCGCTTCCGTACTCGCAGGTTCTGCCTGTGCTTTTTCCTCCTTCACAGGCTCTTCCTGCTTCTCAGGTTCTGCCCCCGATGGCTTCGCTCTGTGGATATGCTCGATACCGTCATACCTCACGTCATTGAACACCCTTCCGTTATACTCCCGCGCCTCAATGTGGTATCTCACTTTCACCTCCTCGCCTTCCTTCAGGTCAGCATCCTTGATGCGCTCAGCACCGAACACGTTGAACAGAATCTTGCTTTGAGTCGTCTGGTTCGGCCAATAATGGTATTCCATCACAAAGTCCTGACTTACCCACTGCTCTCCCGTTCGTTGACTCACGCCATCGCGTGGCTCAAACACTTTCTTTACAATTCCAATTACTTCCATATCTTATCCCTTTTTGTTGGTTTTCTTTTCCTCCGCCATCTCTTTCCTCTTGGCTATCATGCTGACAACCTTCTCTTCTCTCAGCTGGTCAAGCTGCATCTCTGCCATAAGCTGCGCCGACGCATCCTTAGCCAGCTCCTTGTACTCGTTGATGCTCTTGTTCAGCGATGCCCTCGCCATCACCTTCGATTTTGCTGGCATGCCGCTGATGAGCGGCTCTACGAGAGGCCTGTCGCCAAGGTGAGCATGTCCCTGCCATTGAATTGCTTTCCCGTTTACCCAGGTGCATTCCCTAATCTCTATTCTTACCGATGTTGTCTCTTTCTTCATCTTAGTTATATGTTAGTTTGCTAATTTCCCCGTCAATAATCATCCGCTGTATTCGGTTTCGCGGGTACGACCATTTCCCTTCGTGCAGAACTCCGTCACGATCTACCACCGTCCTCGTCCGTGGCAGCAGGTGCCCGTAGTCTTTCAGCCACTGCTCATTGAACATGCTGAACTGCTCGCTCAGCTGCCTGCTCGACAGCCACACTTCATTCGTCGTCAGCATCGCATCCTCGATGGCACGCTTCATCACCGTCGTCATCGACGTGCGCAGCAGCTTCATATCTTCCTTACTCAGCCTTTCCATCCTTGTGAGCATTATGTCTCTTGTTCACATACCAAGCAAGCCAGATGATGCCAAGCAGGTACGCAATACCAATGAAGTTAAACACCGTAATGCCTCCATCCTTGCCCTCAGTGAAAATCAAAAGACATGGTGACAATATAATCATCATGACGAACATTGCTGCTGCTGCCAACAGCCAGTTGCAAATCTTAGTAATAGTCTTTCCTTCCATACCTTATATTTTATTTAGTTGTTAATACTCTGTTTAAAAAATCTCCAGAACCTCACGGCGGTGGAGGTGGTGCTTTCGTGAGCCTCGCGGCGGACTACTTGCATAGTTTGTTACATTAACCTTAAATAATACCAATCATAAAATGTAAGTTTTGATAAAAATTGGTTGAAAAATCTTACGTTCATTCACTTTATCATATCCGAATTACGCCTAATCCAAATAAAATCCTTAACTTTGCAACGGTTGAAAATCGCATCGATGAAGGATTTCGGTGCAAAGATATAAAAATATTTCTGAAACACGTCAAGATATTTCGTGATTTTTTTGCGATTTATCGTTATTTTTAACATTTGAAGACGTGAATTATTTAGTTAGTTACTGATTTAGTATGTAAGAAATTAAAATGTAAGTAAAAATGGAGAAAAAAGTGTATGAACGTATTCAGACTCTTTTACGTAAGAAGAGAATCTCAGCGAATGAACTGGCCAAAACAATAGGAATCAGTTCGACAAACGTATATGGTTACCTGAACGGCAGTTCTAAGGCACCGATGTCGTTCGTTGTGTCAGTTCTTGAATCCTTCCCCGACGTATCAGCAGAATGGCTCCTCCGCGGAGAAGGCGAAATGCTCCTCCCACCCAAAAAATCCACATACCTCGAAATGGCGGAAAAACTCCACGCCCCATTGCTCGCATCAGAAGAAAATCATTGGACGTATGACGACCTCATGACAGCCATCCATGACATTCGCCATGATCAGGAAGAGCAGCGCAATCAAATCCAACAGTTAGCACAAATCATTCAACAATCATAAACATGGAACTTCTAATGATACTATTCGCCGCCGGCGTAGCATTCCTTATAATCTTCATCAGCTACATAAGCACAAAAAAGGTAAAGTATAGACCTGTGCCAAAATCGCAAGCGCAGATCGAAGCAGAAGAAAAGCATCTCGCAGAAATAAAACGGCAGACAGGCCTTGCCGTTCTTCTGGGTCAGTCCAAGTTCGTAGGCGATGACGCAACCTATAACGCTGTCATCGACAACAAATACGAAGGAGAAATCCCAGAGAAGCAATACGACGGCTCCTGGACGTCACCATACCAACAGCTCCTCCCACTCCCAATCGCAGGAATCAACTACCGCAGCGGTGTAAAGAACTGCACACGTCCATCAAAGGCGCGACTTGTGCCAGACCCAAAGAACGAATACGACCCAGACGCCATCAAGGTCATCCACGAATCAGGCACACATGTCGGATATGTCCCAGCCGACAGAACCGAAGACATCCGCCACCTCATCCCATGCTATGCCATCTGCGACATCACCGAGGAAGAAGATGAACTCGACCCACATCGCCACTACTTCCGTGGCTGGATATACATTAACACGCAGCCCCAATAATTAACACTCAACCACTGTTTTACCCCAGTTTTACCTTTCGGGAACAAAAACAGCCCCACACATACCCATACGCCACCCTCCAAGACCCCAAGCGGGTCACTAATAAAGACAAGAAAAACGGCAATACAGGCACTTGTAGAGGCAATTTTAAAGGGAAAAGGTGAAGAAGAGGTAAAACAGATAAAGGGGGTTTAGAGGGTATTCTGCGGCATTTTGTTTTACCAATGTTTTACCAAGACCCTTTGAGGTAAAACATTAAATTTTAACATTTCATGATTTCTGTCTCTATAATCCACGATTTTAAGAAAAAAGCGACTAAATTGCACGCCGCTTTGGTTTATGTGCGTGTCATCGACGACCGCAAAGTCTCCTACATCTCAACAGGCGTTTCCCTTAAAAAAAACGAATGGTTGCAAAGTCGAGTTTGCAATCGGCCCGATTCTGTTGAATTGCAAGAAAAAATTTTATTCGTTGAAAAACGGGTGAATGAGTACATAAATCTGTCGATTTCTCGTGGTGTCCATCCTTCTGTTGCCGACATAAAAAACTATGTATGGGCTAAGCGAGACGAAGCTGCCGCCGATGCTCCGTTGCTCGAATGGATCAGCGAGCAGGTTCCGCTGCTTGACCTTCGTGAATCGACACGAAAAAAATACGTGTATTTCCGTGATGCTCTGGAACGATTCGATAAGATTAAACGCTGGGAAGACCTGACGAGTGAGAACCTCTACATGTTCGATGCCTGGCTTCATTCTCTCCATAACAGGAAGGAGGCTGCATTCGGCAATCAGCGTCTCAGTGATGCTGGCGTGTATAATTATCATAAGTGCTTCAAGTCGCTGCTCAATCGTGCGGTGAAGTTCGGCAAGATTGACATGAATCCTTACGACCGTCTGAAGGGCGCGTTCAAGAAGGGCGCAAACAGCAACATCGAATATCTTGATGATGACGAGATGTCTGCAATCATGAACCTTCGCCCTGTTCAGGGTTCTCAACTTGACATCGCTCGCGACTTGTTCATCTTCCAGGCGTTCACTGGTCTTGCTTATGCTGACGCTCAGGCATTCAACGCGCACGCGTATAAGAATATTGGTGGAAAGTGGGTGTTCAGCGGTAAACGAGTAAAGACCGGCGTTGCCTTCACCGGACAACTGTTGCCGCCGGTGGTTGAGATTCTTGAGAAGTATGGCTGGGAGGTTCCTAAGATGGAGAACTCGACCTATAACAGGCATTTGAAGGGCATTGCGCTTGCTGCCGGTATAGATCGCCGGTTGCACAGCCACATGGCGCGTCACACCTTCGCCACCTGGGCATTGAATAATGGTGTGAGCATCGAGAACGTCGGTCAGATGCTTGGGCAGAAGAGTGTCATCACCACGCAGCTCTACGCTAAGGTGCTGGCGAAGTCCGTACACGACGACTTTGATAAACTATCAAAAAAAATAAAATCCAAATGAAAAAGACAATGATTCTATTGGCAAGCCTTATGCTGCTTGCTTGTTCGTCGCATGACGATGAGTTCGTAAACGAAAACGAAAGCAAGGACGTAGCATTCATTCTTCGTGGTGATTTCTCTTTCGACATCACTCCTTTCACTCGATCGCTGGAGGCGGACGGCTATGCGATGACGGACGTGTGGGTACTCGACTATGTGGACGGAGAGTTGAAACAACAAGTGCATCAGACTTCGAGTGACGCCAATTTCGGAAGTCCTTCTATCTCGCTTGGCTATGGTTTACACCATCTCTATTTCGTCACCAGCCGTGGCACATCACCTGTTCTTGATACTGATGCTTCCACGCTATCATTCTCACGCGTATCTGATACATTCTGGAAGGATTATGAACTGACCGTCACAAGTTCGACATTCTCCACTATCAGCGTCGAACTTGACCGCATTGTGACCAAGCTGCGCATCACCATCACGGACGCTGTTCCTGATGATGCTGCCACCTTTAATATCACGCCACATACATGGTATTACGGTTTCAACTACAAGACAGGTGCGCCAATCGCAGCAACTACAGACGCGACTTCAACAATTAACATTCCGTCTTCTTCGCTTGGTCAGCAGAATGTGGTGATGAGTATGTTTTCGTTCTCACCTGCAAGCGACTGGCATACGAACGTAACACTTGACAGCAAGACATCTGCCAGCGTGGTCATTGGCAACGCATCCGTTGCCAATGTCCCTTTTGCACGTAATCGCATCACCAATGTCACAGGCGACCTATATTCTCGCGTCAGTACGACCGGCATGACGCTCAACACCGACTGGCTTGATTCATATACTGCTGAATGGTAAAAAAAGGTGGCGGTTATCCGTCACCTTCTTCATTTGCTTCATTGATTGACCTGATAAGTTCCTGCATTTCCTTTGCATATTCTTCGTCGATGTCATGCGTCTCTGGTCTGTCCCACGGGAATGGCAGTAAGTCCTTCGGGCTGTCGATATTCGACTTACGCATCCCTTCCGTCCCGATCTGCACCTCCATTAGCCTGTACGTTTGCCATCTCGTAGCACTCCACATCTGCCGGCATCTCCTATCATATCCCCTCTTGATCAGCAGGATGTCGCAGTAGTCTAATTCATACAGGTATTCAAGTCTTCCGATGCCGATTTCGCCCACAAACTCTGAATAGCGTTCGTGAGCCGTTATGCGTTTTTTACTTCTTCCGCACTTTCCGACTCTTTCTTAATCGTCTCCTCAACGACCTCTGGAATTGCATACCATTCCTGCCTCAGTTCTACGATTGATGTAATCAGGTCATTTCTTTCAAACGGAGTTGCGCTGTAAAGAATATACTCTGCCGTCAGCGGCATCTCTTCGCCTTTCCAAGTGTATGCCGCGATGATACCTGCAATCGCCAGAGTAACGAAATCGCCAAGTATTGCCTTGGCAGGTGCCACTACGACTGTCTTGCCGTTTTCGTCCTTTCCAAACTCAGGGACGAACACATTGATGCTTTTGCCGGACATACTCTCAAAACCATTTTCGGTTGCTGCACAGTATATCATGCTCACATCCTTACCGTCAATCTTAATCTTCTTTTCTTTCATAGTTCTTTTGTTATTATGCCGCGCCGCCTCATAACTAATTATGGCAAAATCAAGCATCATGACGGCGCGGCGGTTAATTATGTTGCACTACCAGAAATCAGCGGACCATATCCGTTAATGGTTCCCGAATAAGTTGCTTGCTGATCCACGGTGCCGGTCGCCTGGATGTTGGTCAATTTGCCATTGCCAGAGCAAATTACGGTTCCCATCGTTCTGTTGTTCGCACCTGATGCCATAGCAATCTTCCAGTTGATGACCGTATCAGTTACGTTCGACAACATGTCGGCAAATGTCTTTGCGGCAGAATCAGACCCTGCTGCAATCAGAGCCGAAAAGTTGATGTCGTAAGTGCGTCCTGTTACTTCGTATTCATCCCATACGGCACCACTTGCATCTGTGGTATCCTTGGTCGTACTGTTCTCAGTAGAAGTTGATCCGTGAAGGCTGAGATCAGTTGACATCGCAATAACGCTGTTAGTCGGTGCCTGTGTTGTTCCACCGACAATGAAAAGTCTTATATGCTGTCCTTTGTCCATATCCTTTTCTCCTATGCTTTAAGTTATGAAAGTGCCCCAGTCCCTTGATATTGACGGGACAAAGTGATTGGCGTTCTGTTGTTTGCGGTCAGTGTAAAATCCACCAACCTTGCATTTCCTGAACGTGCAAATGCTGCGTTCGCAGCGTTGCGGTTCATTGTGCCTGCTGTTGTTGCCGTCTGGTCCCAGCCGCAAGGAACTGGTTCATCACTGAGGAATTGGTCAATAATCCCCTGAAGCTCAGATGCCGTAGCCTGATAACTGTCAACCTGTACCTGCCAACCACGGGAAACCATCTGCTCTTGCTGGAACGATCCTTCAGAGTCCTTTGTTTTAGAACTCTCCATGTTACCGCTGATGCTTACCTGGCAGCTTGATGCTTCATGCACAGCAGTAGCAGAGGCGTGTGACTCCCCTGGTCCTGGAGAAACGAACACGCGGAAATTCTGTCCTTTAATTTTTGTTAGTGACATTTTTTTTAATTTTAATTATTGATTGTAATTGTTTGAGTGTAAGAGAAGTCTTCTGGGTGATACTGCACCATAGTGCGAGTCCACCTTGTTCCTTCTGGTAGAGAGGAAATCAGGCCATCAGCCTGCTTGTAGAGGTCATCACGGGCTTTTGCTGTAAGCGTTACCGTGCCATTGGCGAGAAGTTCGTCAGATAATGACTTTTTTGTGTTTTTTTCTTCAAGCATGTTTTTGTTATTTAGTTAGAAAATACTTCCTTACATTAAACTTGCCGTCCTTGTCTGTCAACGAATCAATAGCAAGAGCGTATATTGCCATCACGAGTTTGTCAGTAGGCACGTCACGTAATGGAATGCCCCACAACTTTTCAGCAAGTGTATTGGCGTGATCGCTGTGCTTTGCATTCATCTCTACCCAGAGAGCATTTGCCCCTCATATCCGGCGGTGGGCTTTCACCTCCACCGCCGGTTCCGGAACTATGGTCCGAAAAGAAGAGCGAGAGTGCAAGAGCGTTAGAAGCTCAGCTCGTACAGTGCGAATGCCTGAGGCTTGCCGCTGTTGTTTCCGTTGATTTTCGATGAGAGCTCGGTCATCGAGATCTCAGTCGAGAATACAGAAACAACCTTGTTAGCTTTAGCCACCTGAGCACTGTTAGCGTCTGTCACAAGTGTCATCTCACCATGCTGTTGCAATGAGAGGTACTCCCACAAGCCGATGCCCATGAAGTGCTTCTTGTAGCCGTTAGCGTCGGTATCGTCAACATACTCGTTGGTATCAACGGTCTTGTTGATGTGTCCGCTGGTCGTGTATGGCATACCTGCCAACAGACCGCCTTCGATGATGTAGCCAGGAACACCTGCGCTCTTCAAGGTTGCCTTCAGCTTAGCCTCTGTGTACTTGTCAATCGTGATGACAGGAGTACCATCGAAGCCGGCACCGGCAAATTCTGCTGCGGCAATCAGAATCTTCTCGAAGGGGTTGCTGCTCAGATCGAGAGAACCTGGGGTAACGAGTGAGAACGGACCCTTGTTGCCGTTCCAGTCAGCGTGGCTGTACACCTTCTTGGCAAAGTACACCGAGAGGGCCTTGCGAATCTTGAAGATGAGGTATGCGTACAGGTCAAAAGCAGCGAAGGCAATAGCCTTGCGGCTTACACCGATAGCGAGAGATACGCGATGGCTTACAGCCTTCACGTTATCGAAGTTGATAGCCTGCTCGTTCACAACCTGGATTTCTCCCACTTCCTCCATCTCAACATCGTTGATGTTGATAGGCCATACCTCGTCACCTGTCACACCAGTCAGAACAGTAACACCCGGTGGTAAGCCGAGGCCTTCCAGCTGAGTGTCCATTACCTCGTTGATCTTCAGCGTAACGGCACCGCTCTCCTTGATACTGCTGCCGTCAGGAGTGGTCTTTGGAACGAATGTCAGAGTAACGTCATCACGCTTATTGGCGATCAGACCCTTGTAGTACTCACGAAGCTGGGCCGACTTGTCCTCGCTTTCTTGGATCTTTGCGAGTTCTGCGTCGGTAGCCAAGCCGCGCAACTGTGCACCGATGATAGAGTCTTCTCTCATCAGTGACTCAAACTTCTCCTGCTCCTCAGGAGTGAGGGCACGCTTTCCTTCCTCACGTGCTTTGGCGGTGTCCTCAATCTGACTGAGTTCACCAAGAATCGCCAGATGGCGAAGTTGCAATTCCTTTTTGTTCATCTGCAAACGATTAAAGGGTTAAAAAATAAAGTTTTCAATGTCTGTCTCTTGCTTCAGTCTGCGCAAGCGACGCTGACGCATGTCGGCCATCTCCTGCTCGCGCATCTTTGTTTTCTCAAATTCTTCGGCTTTGGCCTTTGCCTCGGCTTCTTCACGGGCTTTGCGCTCTTCTTCGGCCTTGGCTGCTGCTTCGGCTTCGGCTGCTTCACGCTTTTTCGTCTCCTCAACCTCACGCAGGTGGTTTTCTACCTCGATTTGCAAGTCAATAGCCTTGTCGATTACCTCACCCAGTTCGCGGGTGGCGACACTGGTCTGCTCGTAGGCAGGATGGGTCACAATGGCCACATCATACAGCCCCGTGATGCGCTTCACATGGCGAAGCCACACCTCCTTGCCGTTGTGGGTCTCGGCCGTACGCTCATAACTCACACCGTTCTCGCTGTCCTGGTAGTCGTCCTGAAATGCGAACGACATACCGCTGATGTCACCACGGCGCATCAACTCAAGCGCAGCATCTGCGTTGCTGGTGCGGGCAATGTCACAACGGCAGCCAATGTTGTTGGCTCTCAGCTCCAGTTCCAACGTACCTTTTCCGTTCCTGCAACGGCCAAGCACGTCAGGCACTAAAGATGAGTGGTTCAGGTTCAGGATCACGTCACTACGCTGCAACAGTTCCTGAGTGATACATCCAGGCTCCAGCACCTCGTACACCTCGCGAGTCTCGCTCCACGGTGTGAGGTTCACCGACCTCACGCCAAAGACGATGGGCGTTCCTTCGATCATGCGGCTTTCAGCCTGTCCTTCCTGCGGTTCGCGCACCTGCAAGCCGCAGTCCTCAATAGAGATAAATCGTGTCTGTTTCATATCTTATAAAAAAGTTTTCTTCACTTATCCGGCATATTGCCGTTCTGGGTTTACTGCGCGACGCACGCGCTGCTTTCTCACTTTGTGGATTTCGCGCTCCAGGGCGTCGATTTCCTCTTTGGTCGGATTTGGTGTCATATTCCTATTGTTTCTGTTCTTGTGGTATCCCTTGTTCCTGATTGCCCTTGGCTATCAGCGCATCCAACGTCATCAGGTTGGCACTCGCCATCGGGGTGCTTCCGTTTTCTATCGCCGGCATATCCCACTCTTTCCTCAGCTCGTTGATGGTTGCAGTGCCGCTCTCCAGTCGCATCTTCGCAATCTCGGCACGGCCCTTTGAGTCGAACATCATCAACGGCAATTCACACAAATGGATTCTGGCCTTGCCAAAGTCCTCCTCGGTCAGCAGCTTGCGGTTCATCTCATCCTCGATCAACCTACGCTTCGGCTGGATGCAATTCATCAGGAAGTCCAGTCGGTCGGCCTCAGGCGTCTTATACGACGAGTTGCTGCCATCCATCGCCAACGTGCGAGGTGTCGCCATCATCCTGCATATCTCAGCCACACCGAACTGTCGTTGGTCGAACAGTTGCATGTCGGCGGCACTCATACTGATGCTCTGCAACTTCTCCAGACCGCGCAAGGCTATCACGTCATTATCGCGCCACTTCTGCTGCACCTCCCTGGCGTAGTCATCCATCGTCCCCTTATTAAACATGCCGAACGCAAGGGTCCCTTGGCCGCCCTGAGGTTTCTCCTCGCTGATCACCAGCTTCACCCTTCCACCCTTCGCGGCTGTCTCAAGCGCATTCTGGTCGAGCGTCTTGCTCAGCGTCAGCATATCACGCGCATACTGCAAGGTCGAGATACCCATATACCCGCCTTGCGCCCTGAAGGTGTTGGCTATGTGGATCACGTCGCCGCTCTCCACCCATTTCGTCTGCTGCCCGGCAATGCCGTTCCATGTCAGCAGATAGTGGTCGGTCAGAGGGTCATAATTGCCACACACCGACAGCCACAGCCTTTCAGGCACTCCGTACACATCTCTCTCCACATAGATGAAGGCGTTCCCTCTTGCAACGGTCTCAATCTCCACCTGCCTCCACAACTCGAACGCCGACATCAGCGGGTTCGGTGACACCTGCATAATGTAGTTGAGATGACGCCACGGGCGGCGGTTGTTCTCCACGTAGTTACCGCCGGCAGCGTTCAGCACCTGATACATCGGCGTCAGCTGAGCCATCGTATTCGCACGCAGCTCCACACATCGGTAGTACGTCGCAATCCTCAGTGCGCGCTCTTGGTCGCTCACGTAGGCGATGTTCTCTGCATACGAACCGCTCATGTTCCCGTCACTCTTCTGCTTCGCATAGTCAGAGTTAGGGTCTGTCGTCGGTGGTACGCCTTGCATCGCGTCACGCTTCCTTAGCCAGTTGATATTTGCTCCGAATAATTCCATACTATCAGCCTTTTCTTTCCGCGCGCTTTGCTGTTCTGGGTTTACCCGTCGCGGAAGGCTTGCCAACCTCTATCACATCCCACCTGTTCACCTTCATCGTGTTAACCGACTTGCGCACATCGCCAGTATCCTTTGCTTTCAGCATGTAGCCGTCATGGGCAGTCAGCCTATACTGTCTGCCGTCTTGGGTTATTGCATCAACATGTTCCATAATATTCTCTTTTTTTGTTATTGTTAAGCCAAAAACTGATGAGCGTTGTTCACTCATTGGTTCAGCCATGTTTTTATCCCATAATGCGCGGTGCTTGTGCAACCACTCACCACTTTTGTCTTTTCTCCTCCATGATCCGTTGCCAAGGTGCTCAATTCTTCTGTCGATGGCAGCGCGTCCAAGTCTTGCACCATCCTTGTTTTTGATGTCTTCAAGGAATGACGCACCTGTGTCATACCAGTCTTTGCCGACGCCAAGGGCAAACGACCGTGATGGATCATGGTAACGGATTCCCAGCCGCCTGCATTCAGGCGAGTTAATAAAGCAAAGGAATGGCAGAAGTCGTGGGATTGCACCTGGATTACCCCATGCGTTATCCTCTTGGCCAACGGCTGTGTAGTTCTCATTCCACAGGTCGTCAATAGGCTGCTTCAGTAGGATGTCTGAATCCATCAAGATAAACGGACCTATATTCTGAACCAACCAGTCAACGCTCATCATGTGCTTGACACTGCCAAAGTTACACCCGTCCCATCCTCCACGTTTGGCATTCCTCTTCGGCCACAATGCCAATGCAGCGTCAAAGTCAATCAGTTGACCGCTTGTGTTGTCATAGACATCAACACCGGCCATCTTGTCTTTCCACGGTTCTTTGTCCGAGTTGTCCAGTATCACAATGTGATACTTCTCACCGCCATGCTTTCTGATGCTGAGTATCTCAGCCCTCGTCAGTTCAGGAGTGTTATAGTGGACAATGGCAACGGTAATCACGTCTTTGCGTGGTCTCTTCCACGGGTTGTCTACTTTGGGAGACACCTCCACCATCTTGTATCTGGCAGCATTCGGGAATCTCCAGTCCATCCATGCAGAGTGAATACGTTCACCCAACTGCCCTCCCACTCTCCGCTCATAAGGAAGGTTGAATGTTTCAAGGTGATAGGCCTCAGGCATGCTCATCACCCTTGCGTCAATGTCGCCTCCAATCCGTCGCAGATATTCCTCAACGACATCCCACATCACATCAAACAGCTCGCGGAAATCCACCGTCCGCATAATGCTCATTGTACTGGGGTGCATCCAACGACTATCAAGCGAACGATTCCATGCCTTGGCAAAATCAGGATAACGCTCATTGATAATCTGTGTACAGATGTCAAGGTCTTCCACATTTCCCCATGTATTATATTGCTTCCGCATCGGCATGGTCAGGTCAATAGGCTGTGTTGTTATGGCACCATGCTTCTCTATAAGCACGTCTACCTCCGGCACATCATCCATAAACTCCATGTACTTCCTATAGTGGCAGAATCCGATATACTCTGGCAATGACTTTCTCGCCAGTACACGCCGCATGTGCAACATCTCAGAGTAAAACGGCCCGGGCACTCTCATCGTCTTGCCATCAACCGCAACGTCGCAGAAGTCGCCATTGTCGCGCACATCCAAAACCTCATACACCTTGTTTGTCACCACCGGCTTAAACTGGGTGTGGGTGCATACAATTATCTTAACATCTTTCTTCATTTCTTCATTTTTCGTCACCGTGCCGCGAACTTTAGTGCGTGGGAATCATTCGTCATAACTTACGTTTGCGTCAGTCTCACAGTTATACGTCAGCGTGTGGCTGTAGGCAGGTTTCCACGGGTCATACTCCACCGTATCCCCCTGTGGATTCATGCCATTGCTTGGTAGCAGCCCGTAATTATCGTCCGAAGGCTGCAAGGCATCGAAATAGGTGGTTATAGCAGTCTTCACATTATCCTCAAGACTTGCCAGCTGATCAATGTCAGCCGCCACCATCAGCACATGCACCTGCTCCTGGTCGTTATCACCAACCCATCGCTGGTCCTTATGCTCCACCTGATTATTCGGACCTGAATAACCAACGACAACATACGGCAGATCCACGTTCTCATACTCCTCGTCGCTCCCAGGAACAGCAACAGGATAGATACGGTCATCCGTCATGTCCGTCACATCACTGCTCGCACCCAGAGCATCTATAAACAACTTGATCGTCAGTAATCCCATATCCTTTCACTTTTCACTTTTCACTCTTCAGTAACCACTCCCCTCCCTCGCAGGGAGGGGCATGGGTGTGGGTCTTTTCTTTTATCTCCTCATTATCTCCCTATTATCTCCCTCTTCACATTATACATTATACATTATACATTATACATTATACATTATACATTATACATTATACATTATACATTATACTTTTCCTTCTTCACTTCACCTCCACCGCCTTCATCTGAATGATATTATCCCGCATATCACGATGAAACTCCGTCACCATATACATCACCCCGTCATATCTCAGGTAGCAGTTTCTGTTAGCCATCTCGTTCCATCGCATCCTTACCAGCACATAGTCAGTTCCGTCAAGTGCCGACTCCCGCATCGCCTTGATACCACGGTTGAACGCCACCTGCGCCCATACACACCCA